GCCGCTGGCCGCACGCCACTCGGCCTCGACGGCCATGTTGCGATCGGCGGTGAGCGTCCCCATGGCTATATCGAAGACGCTCATCGGCGCAGCACCTCGGCGAGGCGGGGCACGATCTTTTCGGCAGAGCGGCCGATGACATAGCCGCCGAGGCCAAGCTGGACGATGTCCCACAGCTTGAGGACTTCGGCCTCCGAAATCCCCGGCGCCGACCAGCCGAGCCAGCGCGCCACGATCAGCCCGCCGAATGTGAGCATGAGGATCGGGCGCCAGCAGGCAGCTAGCCAGTGCTCGGACTGTGCCTCGGCCTTGATGATGGCGCCGGCGGCCTGCTCGAGTTCGCCGGCACGGGCGATGAGGGCGGCGTGGAGTTCGGCCTCGGCTCGCTGGCGGGCCTCGGGGTCGGGAAAGAGCCGGCGCAGGGCATCGCCAAGGATCGGCGCCAGCGCCGGCAGCAGGGCTGCGATCATGGATAGCGCGTCCTGCTGAGTTCGAAATGCGGGCCGTCGCGGAAGGTCTTCCAGTCGCCGCCCCAGACCAGGACGACGCCTTCCTCCGTTGCGGCGGCCTTCATGGCGGCGGCGATCTTCCGCGCGAGCGGCCAGTCCCAGCGGACCTCGCCGGCCTCGGGCGCGCCGTCGCCGTCATCCAGCCAATAGGCGAGATCGACGGCGTGGCCGGTGAGGTGTCGGCTGTTCAGCGTCCGGGAGGCACCAATCGCGACGAGGCGTTCCTGGCGCTCCCTGGTCCGGAGCCCCTCGACGACGATGAAGGGCATCGCGAGCCGAGCCCGCTCGACGACGCGAACAAGATCGGGATGCAGGCCAGCCAGCCGCAGCCGGTCGCGATCCAGAAGCGGGGAACGCATTGTCAGGACCCCGAAGGCGGCACGCGGTTCAGCCACACCCGCACGGCGGTGTCGGCGGCGAGCGCGGCCTGGGTGGCGATGCCGACCTGGAAGTTACCGGTCGCAGTGGTGGTGATGCGGCGGTTGGTATTGTCCCAGAAGACTCGCGCGCCAGCGGTGATGGCGAGCGCGGGCTCCTTGGTCATGTCGAAGACACCCTGGGTGGCGGCCTCGATGGTGGCGTTCTGCGCGCCGTCGGTCGCGGCGATGCCAAACAGCGCGCCGACGAGGACGCCCTGGCCGGCGAGGACGCCGCCAGCATAGGGGACGGCAATGGCCAGGCTGTTGCCCGGCTGGATGAAGTTCCGCATAGGAAGGAGATCTCCTCAAACGCAGAAGGCGTCCTGAAGGACGCCCTCTGCGTGGGTGCACGATGGATGGGGTGAGCCGGGATCAGGTGCCCGGGTTGAACCAGGCGCCGCGCCAGTCGATGGCGCCGACGCCGAAGTCGAAGATCACGCTGACCTCGACGCCATCGACGCCGGAGACCGGCCCGGTGGTGACCTGCGGACCCTCTGCCCCGTTCAGGTAGCCATAGACGTAGACGGGCGCGGCGCTGGGCTCGGAGAAGAGGTACCAGCGGTTCGCCTGGATCAGAGGCTCGACCAACGGCTGCACGAAGCCCGCGAAGACATTCGCGTTGCTGGTCTGGTTGGCCTGCACCGCCACGGTCAGCTGCCGCGCCGCAAGCTCCTGGTTCGGCCCGACCACCAGGCGCATCGAGGAGCCGACCGCGATGGGCAGGCCATCCAGGGTGCGCTGGCGCATGATGGCCGCGCGGCCGGAGGCGAGGTTCGTCAGGTCGAGCGCGCTGCCTGCGGCCGCCTTGTTCGCCCGCGCGGCACTGGTCCCGAAGACCGTGGTGTTGCCGGTGGTGAGCGTAGGGCCATCGCCATTGGCCGAACCCAGCAGGCCGTAGGCGGTGGCGTTCTCGAAGTCGGCGACGCGGCGGCCGATCATGCTGGCGAAGTCGGTGAAGGCGCCGAGGTCGTCGTTGACCAGCATCGGCCGGGTGACGCGGATGCGCCGCGCGAAGGTCTGGAGCAGGACGATCTCCTGGCTCTCGGACATCGTGCCGGCCTGGATCTCGCCATTCTCCAGCAACGGCAGCAGCGTCGGGAAGTCGCCGACGCGGAGGTGGCGGTGCGGCTTGAAGTCGCGGAAATCGCGCCGGAGGAAGATCTGGCGGTAGGAGGGCTGCGCGGGCTGATAGGCGGCGAGCAGCATCTTGTTGGCGGCGGCCGAGAGCAGCAGCGGGAAGTCGGAGGTGGTGTGGAAGGCGCGCTCGGCCAGCAGGGTCGGATTGCGCGGGACGTTCCGCTCGCCTCGGGCGCGCAGCAGTTCGCCCACCATGTCGGAGGGGCGCCAGCCCATGAACTCGGCGTGGCGGCCGTTCCCGCGCGGCTGGTAGCCCGGCATGGACCGCGCGGCGAGCGCCTCGGCCATGGCGTCGATCAGCAGGACAGGGTCGTCTTGGCCAGGGCCGGTCTCGGGGCGCGCGGGCAGAGAGGGCCTCGGCGCCGCCGCGACCAGGATGTCGAACAGGGCGCGACGGACCTGATCCGCCGACCAGCCCCGTTCGATGGCCTCGGCGCGGATGGGTGGGATGCGCTCGGCCGGCACCAGGGCGCGGGCGGCCTCGATGGCCGCGTCGATGCCGACGAGGCGTTCGCGTTCGGCGCGCTGGGCTTCGGCGCGGACAGCGTCGAGATCGGGCGCGGCGCGGGTGGGTTCGGGAACGGGGGCAGCAGACGAAGCGGCGGGCGTGGTGGTCACGGGTGTCTCCTGGAGCGGGGCAGCAGCCGGGGCTTCCGGTGTGGTCTCGGGCATGGGGTGATCCTCAGCGGACAGGGTGGGTTCGATCGCGGGGACAGGGACGCCCTGGTCGCCCTGTCCGCGCACAGCGGCGTCGCGATCCACCGGGATCGGCACGACGGAGATTTCGAAGGGCTCCCAATCCACCGCGCGGTGGACGGTCTCGCCGGTGGTGGCATCGGGCCGCGGCTCGTAGCGGTGCACGCGATAGCCGACGCTGACCGCGCGCAGCGTGCCGTCGGCGATGCGCTGCCAGACCGGCTCGACGTCGGCTGCGGCGGAGAACTGCAGCGTGGCATAGCCGCGGCCGCGCTCGAGGCGGGCGGCGGTGATGCGGCCGAGCACGTCGCGGGCATCGCCGCGCCGATGGGTGTTCAGCACCGGTGCCTGGCCCGAGCGCAGCCCGTCCATGCGAACCGCATTGGGCGACATGTCCAACTCCTCGGTGATCAGGCCGAGGGCGGGGACGTAGTTGCGCGCACGCGCGCCGGTGCTCCACACCACCTCGACCGTGCGCGCGACGCGATCGACAGTGGCCGGCGCGGCCAGGGCGCGGTGCGCCGTGATCGATTGCCCCGCGGTGGGAACTCGATCGGGCGCGGCAAAGGGTTCCGGCGCGGGGGCTGCCCCGGCTGGCTCGGTGGTCTCGGTCATGCGGTTGTCCTGGCGGAGCGCCCTACGGCGCGGCGTAACCCTGCAGATTGGCGACCACGACGCTGCCGGCGGTGACCGCCTGGATGTTCAGCACCGTGCTGGCCGTCCCCCGCAGCGGGGTCGGGAAGGTGATGTCGAGGAAGGCGCTGTTCGCCGGCAGCAGGCATCGCCAGAGCACCGTGGCGCCATCCTTGATCTGGAACTCGCTGGCCGTGGCGGAGGTGTTCTGCACCTGCAGCCCCGTCACGTAGTTGCGGATCCCCGCGCCGGCCGCCGCCCGGGCCACCGTGTCGACGGCCGTGGTGAGCCCAGCGATCGGGCCGGCGTACTGCCAGTCGGCCTCTGGGATGGCGTAGGGCTTGGTGACCAGCGCCCCGATCAGCGTCGCCAGCAGATCGACGCCGCGCGCGGTGGTCACCGCGGCCGGGTTGGCCGAGTAGCCGGTGGCGGCCAGCACCGGCACCGCGCCCGAGGTGTTGCGCGCCTGGCCGCCCACCGCACTCACCGCCGGCATGCTGACCACGCCGACGGCCACGCTCTGCCCGGCCACCGACTGGCCGCGGCCGGCGGTGATCTCGGCCGTGAGCTCGGCATAGTCCTGCACGGCGATGTACTGCACCACGGCATTTGTGCTGCTGGCCGGCGGCGTGGCCCCGTTCAGCCAGCGCAGCCGGACCTTGTAGAGCGCGTTGGGATCCGGGATCTGCTGGTGCCGGCGGTAGGAATTGGCCCGGCCGGTGGTGGCGTCGAGCGTGCCGCCATGGAACCACGCCTCATCGGCGAAGGGCTCGATCTCGTAGACGCCGTTCGCCGCCGTGCTTGGGAAGGTGACGGCGGCCGAAGTCAGGCGGGCGAGGCCGCCATTCTGCACTTCGTACTTCGCCTGGGTGGCGGTGATGCCGTCGAAGAGCAGGCTGAGAGCGTGCAGCCCGTCCGGCAGACCCGTCTCTCGGTTCACGCTGACGGCTTCAATCCAGAAGCTCTGGCTGGCGATGCGCTGCGAGAGCGTCAGCCCGATCGAAACCCGGAAGGGCACGGTAAAGGTCTCGGTGCTGAGCACCCAGCTCTCGGCGTCCGCGATGGTGCCGCTCGCCATCGTGAGGGCGCCGCTGGCGACGCTGATCGTCGCGCCGCTGCCGATCTGGCTGGTCCATCGCCCCGGGTTGAGGTCCGCGCCGGTAAAGCTGTCGCGCCATTTCTTCTGGACGGACTTCACTTTGAGCATGTCCTCGACGGGATCATATGCGCCGGCCGTCATGCGGGGTCTCCACGAGTTGGATTGGGCCGTGGCGGCGCGGCGGCGCCGGTGGCGGCGATCTCGACGGCGGCCATCTGCGCGGCATCCTGCGCAGCGCCGGACTTCGCGACGCGGCGCGTGTCCGTGTCCAGGGAGATGCCGGCCTCGTCGAGCAGGGCGTTCGCCTCACGGATCATCTCGACCGCCTGGCGGAAGTCGTAGCCAAAGGCGCCCACCGCCTCCGGCTGCGGCACGAAGCCGGCGCGGACCTGCGCGATCAGCGCCGTCGTGTCCTTCAGCGGGTCGATCATCTCGTGCGCGGGCGGGACATGGGACAGGCCATCGGGCACGTCGGCGCCCCACAGCCCGAGCAGCGCGCCCTGCGCGTGGAAGCGGTCCGCGATGGGGCGCACCAGCATCGGGATGAGCATGCCGTACTGGACCTGCTCGCAGAGGCGGCGAAACTCGATCTTGCCGGCCCGCAGGCTGGAGTAGTTCGCCTGGGTCAGGTCGCCGGCGACCTGGTCGTAGGTCAGGCCGGTGCCAACGGCGGAGGCTTCCAGCGCGCGCCGCGCGAAGGCAGCGTGGCTGCCGCCCCCACTCGGATTCACTACCTCCACCGAGCCCATCCCACGGCGATACAGGATCATCCCGGGCTCGAAGCTCTCCACCGTGCGCCCCTGCGCGTCGCGCAGCAGGCCCGACGCCGGGCCGGTCATGGCCTCGTCCCCGTCCTCCGAAACCACCGCGGCAAGGCACGCCTCGATCTTGGCCTTCATCAGCAGCGCGGCCTCATAGTCGCCGAGGTCGCGCAGGCGGGTCAGGACCGGGGCGAGCCAGGACACGTCGCGCAGCTGGCCGGGGCGGCGCTTGCGATAGATGTGCAGCACGTCGCGCGCCGGCACGCGCTGGCTGCTGAGCCAGGTCACACCGCCCGGCAGAACCCAGGATGCGCCGGGGTGCACGCGATGAAGCCAGTAGCCGACTGGCTCACCGGCCTCCCCGAGCGCGATGCCCTGGATGGTCGGCGCCCCCTCCACAATGCCAGTGCGGGCGGTATCGAGGTGATCGCTCTCCAGCACCTGCAGCCGCAGGCCGATCGGATTGGCTAGCGTGATCTCGGCCGGCAGCAGGCGAACGAAGCATTCGCCGCTCTCCACAACCGCCCGCATGACCAGGGCCTGCAAGCCATAGAGGTCGAGACGGCCCTCGGCGTCGCAGGCCGTGCTGTCCGACCAGCGGCGCCAGGCCTCGGCGTGCGCCTTATCCGGCCAGCGCGTGGTGATGCCGGCGCCGACTGCATTGCCGGTCCAGAGATCGACGATGCGCGCGGCGTAGGGATCGTTGCGGACGGCATCGCGGGCGCGGCGCGCGACGGTGGGCGCGGCGGCGCCTACCTCGGC